CTGACATCGGTGATGGTGTGTGGATTGTTTTTGAAGGCGGAGACCCTTCGTACCCAATTTGGACAGGTACTTTTGGAAAACCTACAAAAGACAAAAGAGTAAACATTAAAGTTTTACGGGATACAACTTCTTTAACAGGCATACAAAATACTCACATCATTACAGAGCGCACTTTAAACGGCACAACCGAGGTAGACCTTGTGGCAACCCTCTTGGTTATGGCAAACAAAATTAAAAGTTTAGAGACAAGAGTGACTGCTTTAGAGGGGCAAATGGCTAATAAATCTAACGTGGGCCACGGTCACGCATAGTTAAGACAGTCAAATCCATAAAAACTAGAGAGAATAAACCTGTAGATTAGGAGAAAAAATGGCAGTTTATCCAGATGGCGTAAAGTCCTTTACCAATAAGGAAGACTTTACCGACATAGTTCTTGCCGAACACGTCAACGCGTTGCAAAACGAGGTTACTGCGATTCAGGCAACTATTGGAACTCTACCCGCAGTTACTTCAGGCTACTCAGGAGCCTTTGATGAGGCGACAGTTAGTTTTGCAACTCTTAAGGCTCGAATTCAAAATATTGAGCGTGGTATTAAAGGCGATGTTCATACTCAGTACTTTAAGTACACAGGTGGAACAATCCAACCAGCAAACGCTGCAACTGTTCCCGTAACAGTCCAAGGCTTTACCAGTCAAAGTGCTGACCTGCTTCAATTTAAAACATCTACTGGAACAACTTTAACAAAAGTTGATGCTGCAGGAAAACTCTTTATTAATAATCAAGAAATTAAACCAATTATTTGGGGAGCATCTCAACCTGATGGTGTTGCTCTTGGGCTGCCAACAGGAACTATTTGGGTAGATTCAGATTCAACCCCTGCAGTTTTATCTGCGGAAACAACTATTCAAATTACTGGAGGAACACTTCAAGGAGACCAAGCACTTACATCCCGTCTTCGTAATATCACCGTATCAACTGCAGAACCAACGGGTGGTAACAACGGAGACATCTGGATTAAGTACCTAGCATAGGAATACCTTATGGCTATTGGTTCTAAAGTCGGTGGGGTTTTTAAAACCGCCACAGGTTTACACGCAAAAGTAGATGGCGGGTGGAAACCTGCTCAAAAGGCATTCGTTAAAGTTTTTAATGAAAATACAAGCGAATCGGCATGGAAATTATTTTGGGCTGCCGAAATTAAAGATACTTTTGGAAGAGCCAACACTGTAGATTCTTTAGGTGTATCAGAAGGTGGGATAGCCTGGAGTGTTCTTCGTGGCACTTGGCGTATTAGAAGTAATGCTGCAAATACTACTTCTACAAAAACAGATTACCCATTAGCCGTTATAGATATGGGAACTAGCGATTTTGAACTACAAGCAAACGAACTCTCTCCTGGTACGGGAGTTGTAGTACGAGGCTTTGATGCAAATAACTGGACAGCAATCTACCCTTACTACAATCAAACATCTTACACATACGCAATATGCGTATCAGGTCGAAATGAAAGTTACTGTATTGCTAACTGTACGGAACCAGCAGGTTTTAATAACGTGTGTTTTGGCACAGAAACTCCAGCGCGAACAGTAACTCAATTAGAGACATACCCTACTGGTTGTGTTACTACTCCAGGAAGTAGAGTATGTTCTGAATACGTTTCAACCGTTCGGTACTTCCAAGTTTGTGACCCATCCACAACTGAGTCCTATAATTGTTGCATTAAGTACTGTCAGCGTGCTAGTGAAAGTTGTGTTACAACTCGTTCAGAGTGTTACTACACTTATGTTGGTGGTAGCCAAGGCGTAATCAGAGTGTGTCCGCCAGCACAACAAAATTGTACAACAACCTATTCAACAATTTGTTGCGATAGAGATACTTGTACTCGTACCGTTCCAGGTCAGTGCAGAACTACAAGTGCCACCTACAGGGATTGCATTAACTACACTGAGGGACCAGCAACAACTACTTGCTCTGGGACAGCAACCAGGGAAGTAAGCGTCACAATCCCACCCTCCTGTAATGTGGGCTATTCGCAAGTTCCTTACTATAACTGCTGCCAATTTGGGTCTCGTTTTGTTTGTGAAGTAGCAGGAACTGCAACTGCTTTTGAGCAGTTTTACTACATTAGAGTGGCAACTATGAGGGCTGGGGTACTTACTTATCAAGATATTGAAACTACAGAGCGTTGGAACGCCTTAAAAGTAACAGGTATTGGAGTTACCCTGACCATCAATGCTTACAAGGATGCTGGCTACACTCAATTAGTTAAAACCACCTCTGTTACAAGCGATGTTTCTGCTACCAATTACGGTATTATTGGTGCTCCTAGCATTTATGAAGACGGTAGGGACATAGGTTCAATTCAAGTGAAAGCATACGGACAATGACAGAAAAAAAGAAAAGTGCTTGGCAACTGTTTAAGGAAAAAAATCCTGGAGACCCAGTACGTCCTTGGGACCTTGTAAACCCCAATATTGACAGGGTTGATGAAGAGACTAAAACCAAACGTTTAGACCTCTGCCTTGGCTGTGAGCACTTAATCAAATTAACCACCACTTGCAAAAAATGCGGGTGTTTTATGAAAGAAAAAACTAAACTGGCACATGCTTCATGCCCCGTAGGTAAGTGGGATGCTGTTACAGTTACAACTGACAAAGGAGAACCAAATGGCTAATGAAGACGGTGTAGTAGAACTGTTTTTTGTAATTGATGGGGAAGTTGTGTTTAATTTAAACACAGATGAGCGTCTTTCTGCAGTGCTACAAAGCGAGCCTGTAGTTGTTGAGATGACCCCAGAATTGGGAGAAAGACCTCGTGTTGGCGATAAGTGGGATGGCAAAAAAGTAATTAGACAGGAACAGTAATGCCTTTGTATAGAGAAGTACGAGTGTGGAGTGGTACAGAGTGGGAATCACTCTCTGTTGCCTACCCTGATTTATCTCCTTATGCTCAAAAGAATGCTGCTAATACCTTTACAGCAGCACAAACTTTTAATGCCAACATCATTCGTCCAACTCAAGTACCTATTGCAATGGAAGTTGGAACAGTAAACTTAACAACCTCTACAAACGGCGACTCGCTAGTTATTGGAACTAAAGCATTTGCAGTAGGAAGATTTACTGTTGCACCTGTTGTAATTGCTTCAGTTCAATACCCGACAACTGGAAAGAACGGCTTTATAACAATTAAAACCGTATCGGCTTCTGAGTTTACTTACGAAGTAGACTTAAATGTCCCAGTTACTGACAGCCAATCTCCAAACTTTCCCCTTAAATTTACATATTACGCAGTTCAACTGCAGTAGGAGCCGTAAGTGGCAAAGTATACGGGGTTTATTTACCAAGGAGGTTACTACGGTAACGCTCCTCGGCTTGTTCTCAATGCCGAACCGATGGACGCATCGGCAATTGACTACGGAAAAATTCGTATAAAATGGAATCCACCTTCAGGTAACTTTACAAAGATTCGCCTTGTTCGAAACAACGACAACTTCTCTGAAACTGAAGAAGATGGCGTAATTATCTGGGAACAAGCATCTACTACTGATTTAACTGGCTTAGTTGAGCGTGACAGGTTTGTAGATGGTGAAGACAACTTCCTTGACAATTATGCTGATAATGACTTGCCTATTACCCCAGGACAGTTTATTTACTACACTATTTTTCTTTTTACCAGTAATTCTTATTGGATTCCTGCAGGTTATGCAACCACCTTGATGCCAAAAAATAGAGGCTCTCAAAATGCAATGCTAAATCTTTTACCTAGAGTATTTACTAGCCCAGAAAAAAGTCCTACTGGTGTTCCCGACCCAGATAGTTTCTTAGCAACTTACTTAAAAGCATTTTCATTTACTTACGACCAGATTTTAACTTCTGCTGAGTTACTTGCTCCTTCTTTTGGCAAAAGAAAAACTCCTCCTTTTTTAGTTCCGTTGGCTGCAAACAATGTTGGTTTATACCCTGAGATTGGTTTGCCGTTTAGAAATCAAAAGAAATTAATTCGTGAAAGTTTACGTCTTTATAAACTTAAAGGAACTCAATTAGGTATTCAAAACTACGTTGAGGCTGTAACTAACTACATTCCTACAGTAACTTTGTCTCCAAACATCTTTTTAGATACCCAAGACTCTTCTTTTACTCAAGGAGTTGGGCGTTGGACAGCGACAAACGCTGCTTTAACTGCAGCCAGTGATAAGCCAGGACCTACTGGAACTAATGCAGTTGACTTAGTTTACTCTGGAAGAGTAGTTACTGCAGTTGCTCAAATAGCAAAAATAGCAAGAACTAACAATGTTGCTACCATTACTATGGCTTTAGCACATGGGTTATCTGTTGGAGACACCGTAACAATTGCTGGGGTAGTAACCGCTGATTTTAATGGGTCTCACTCCGTTGCCTCAGTGCCAACTGCAACTACATTTACTTACGCTAACACAGCGCAAAACGTTGTTGAAGCAGTAGCAACAGGAACAGTAACAAACTGCTCAACTATTAGGCTAGGTAAAGACAACCCTATTACAAAAGGAACACCAGTAAAGGCTTCAACTCCTTACAGATTTAGTTATTACGCAGCCTCTGATTCCAATGGAAATGTTGTCGCAGATGTGACATGGCATAATTACCTTGGCGCAGTTATTGGCACTTATGTTCAAGAAGCACAAATAAACGGAACAACAGGTGTTTATCAGAGGTTTTCTATGAACTTAACCGCTCCAGCAACTGCGGTTTACGCTACCTACAGATTTGTATTTACAACGCAAAACTCTTATAACATTGACTGTATTCAATTAGCACCACAGGCAACAGCCACTAACTTTGATGAAGCAAGAGGCATAGACATCTTCCTCGACTCATCAAAGGTTAACATTATTGCTAACCCTTCTTTTGAAACTAATACAAACAATTGGACAACCAACTCGTCAAAAACTCGTGTGGCTGATGTGCCACCTGGGTTACCTGGGGCTTGGTCCTGCAGATTTAGTGGTCAAAACTCTTTTGCGGTTTCAGTTTCCCTTAATACAACACCTACCACCTACAAAATAACTGAGGGTAATACCTACATTTTCTCGGCTTATTTAAAAGCCTCTGCTGCAAAAACAATCACCGCAACTCTCTCAGCCACAGATACTGATGGAGGAGACGCAGACACTAGCGTTGCAACATGGGCTTTAACGACGGATTGGAAACGTTACTCAGTTCGTCTTTTTGTTCCAGTTGGGTTCTCAACTTTAGGTAACATAACTATGGCATTAAATCTTGCTGCTACATTAACTGGGGAAAATGTATTTGTAGATAATGCTCAATTTGAAAAGGGCTTTATTCCAACTGACTACTTTGATGGGTCTCTACCTGAAGCACAGGGTGTGTTTTGGTCAGGAACGGCTCATGCCTCCTACTCTTATGCTTACACCAGTAGAACTATCAAGATTCCTCGTCTTTTGTGGACACTTGGAGAGTGGATGGCATTAAATCAGCCATACCGCATTCGTTCTTACAAGGGCTTTGAGGGAGACTCCTACTCTAGGAACGCTTGATTTTTAGGTGGCTGGGGGTATTCTTCGCCCATGGACACCTTAATTGAAATACTAATCACCGCCCTCAGCATCTCCTACTTTATTGGAGCAGTTGACACCTTCTTTAACCTCGGCAAATTAAAAGGATTTATTGCCCTGCCAATTGCATCGGGTATCTTCTACCTATTCGGATATTTTTGGCAAGACATTCTGATTCTAGCCCCAGCATCCACTTTCGTATCTTTGGCAATTATGATGCTTCTTGAACGCCCACAAACAATTCAAACTAGGAGATTTTAATGAGACTATTAATCGTAGGCACGGCAGATGATGTAGATGTAACTATGGGACTTCGCATGCTCCTTGAAAAAAAAGCGGTAACGGCAATTGTTATTCCAGAGGCTGAGCCAAATGAAACTCATGACCAAATCATTGTAGTTTCGGCAGAAAAGAACATCCCAGTTGTCCAAACAGGAACTGTTGCAGAACTTATCGCCTCTAGAGATGAGGTAGACCTGATAGCAATTGCGTGGGATGAATCAGATGAAGCCTTTGAAACTGTTGTAGACCTAGCAGGGGGCAAAAACGAAGTTTGGGACATTACGGACGGTCTCAACATTATCGACATTGAAACTGAAGCCTTAGAAGAACACCTCACCCATGTCATCGAAGAGTTCACAGATGCCTTGGTTGCAATTGTCTACAAAATGGTTATTGATAAGGTAAATGGCGACGGTAAGTTTAAATACCGTAAGCCAGAATGAGCCTGTCATCTCGGCTGCTCGAAGCGAATTTAAGCCATTTCCAATTCCGTCTCTTTGTTACCCTATGGTCTTTAGCGACCCCTGACGGCGTGGTAGAGCAGCCCATGGATACTCTAGGACGCTTGGCGAGGGCTAAATCCCGAAACACAGTCAGAGAGGCTGTGAGGGCTTTGGAGGCTAAAGGGCTACTTGAAACCTGTAGAAAAAAGCGGGGACGAGGCTTTCATGCTGGCAACAAATACCAATTGCTATGCCCTCTACAGGAGCCATCGCTATGCCCTGCTACGGAGGCATCTACAGATAGAGCAGTTAGTAACTATGACTACCTAGTCAATAAGTCATTAGTACCTAATAGTCATATTAGTCAATCTAGTTATGAAAATATAAAAATAAAAAAAGTAAGTGAGGAATCGATGAATCGTAAATGGCGAGAGGAACAAGAAGCCGATAACACTATCGGTGGCATTGGCAAACTAGACTCCGAGGACACCCCGACCAAAGCCGTGCCCCGCAACAAGCCCTCCACTAGAGGCAAGCGACCTCAAGAGCATTGGACTGTGTGGGATGTGGCTGCAGAGTTTTCCTACCTTGTCGGGCGACGCTATCCATGGTTACCAGGAACGGTCAATGTAAATTCTTTATCAGGAGCCTTGCAGCAGATGCGAACTAAGAATCAGACGACAGCCCTGGTCGAGTTAGAGTTGTTAAAGATGTTTGTTGCAGATGATAACAACTTTAAGAACATAGGTAACGAGGCCCCTCATCTTTATAAAGTTTATCTGGCTATGTTTAGAACTCACATGAACAAGGCTCGGCAGAACCTAGGATTAAATTTATTAGGCGACATGAGTCAACAAGATGCTCCAAAAAACCAAGCGGTGTTATACGCTTCTGACGGAACGGTATTCCACGACACCTTGATGGGTCGGAATGCTTTAGAAAGGTATGAGAAGAAACTAAATGCCTAGATATGATTTCAAGTGCGACTACTGTGACGGCAGTGTCGTAGAGTTGCACTTAGCATTTGAAGCAACAGACAAGCCCGTCTGCGACCGTTGCGGTTATGACATGACAAAGGTGATGACACCACCAGCAGTTCACTTTAAAGGAGGGGGCTGGGGTGGCTCGTAAAAAGAAGGCAGACCTTCCAGTCTTTGCAATTGTTGACATGCCCAAATGGAAAGCAAAGATTTGCGACATTGTTGTAGGGATTCTTTTTCCAGGAGAGAAGTATTTTGTTTTAACGATTCAAGAAACACACATGACCACAGATGGCAAAGGCAAGTACACAGACGATAGGGGAGTAACAATTGAGTTATAAATTAGAAACCCTGCCCTCTTTACACCGCCATTGGTTATTAAGAAACTCTAATATCCCTAGTCGGTTCTTAGGAGTTGAGTTCTCTGACCTCAATACGAAATGCCCTGCTGAGGTGGAGGATTGGCTAAGCGATGCGTTATCTGGAACCGTCATCAAGCAGGTGGGTGGATTAGGACTGACAGGAGTCGGTCTCCTGCTTGATGGCGGACCAGGGCTTGGTAAAACAACTATGGCGGTCATATCTGCGATGGAGTTCGTCCGTCGTTTACCTAGCGATGATATTGAATCAAGAAAAATACTTAAGTACAGCAAGACAGATGACTACGGAATGCTTTCTCGTCCTATCTACTACTTAACATATCCAGAGTTTTTATCTTTAAAGAAATCTAATTTTGATGCAGAACCTGATGAAAAACGTGAAGTATCTCGTATCATAGAAGGACTTCACGGAAGGGCTAAAGAAGATTGGCTCAATGTTCGGTTACTAATCCTTGACGATTTAGGTAAAGAATACGGAAGCAAATATGACGACTCATCTTTTGATGAGATTTTACGCAGTCGATACGACCGTGCACTGCCTACAATAGTGACTACCAATGTTATGCTAGAAAACTGGGGAACCCAGTACAGCAAAGCAATGGAAAGTTTTGGTAACGAAGCATTCCAAAGAGTTCGCTTAGTAAATCAAGACTTACGGAGGGCTAGAGCATGAAAGGCTCACAATTGAACGATTGGCGTACAGTTCAGATATTTATTTCTCCAACAGGTGTACACGAAGTTCAACTTCGCCCTGATAGCGATGAACCACGTTGTAATTGTGCGTCCTATAAAATTAGAAACTCTTGCAAACATACTAAATTTATTCAGGCTCGTATGGCAGAAAACGATGGACACTATGCCATTCTTGTCCCAGAAAATGTTCCAGAAGAACTTGCCGAAGCAGCAAATGCAGACCCCATTAAATTTAGGGAGTTTGTACTAAAGTATGCACGGGTTGAAATCTTGTGAAAAACGGAGATATTTCTAACGAGACATCTCCTCGAATAATTGTTTTGGCTGAAGTAGTTGTAAATCTAAAAGAAGAAAATCAAAAAAAGTTATTTAAAAGTAAAACTGTTTTTACAATAGGTGAGTTAAATCAACTAGAGTTAATCAGATTGTGGTCGTTAACAAGTAAATATGGTTTGTCTACTGAGTTAGCAGGAATTGAGTCAGAAGGTTGGACGCAAGAAATGCTCGACAAAGTTATGAATATACTTGACCGACGTGGGGGTAATCCCTTTAACTACGCACAGATATACAGCACACCGCAAGAACTTGTAGGAGACCTACCGTATCGGGTCAACTTACGAGGAGTAATAGACATACCAAGTCGAATAGCCTTGTATGGGTCACACGGAGTAGAACTACAGAACTTATAAGTTGCATAAGATGAAAAAAGGTGGCACAAGGTGGCAGCAGATAACGAACATCGACTGGTTAGCAAGGTAATACGAGATAGAGATATTCTCCCTGTATTACAACGTGGCTTAACAGTTGATTGGCTTTTAGATGATGACAATGTTGCTGTCTGGAAGTTTGTTTTAAAGCACTATAGCGAGTATGCAGAAGTGCCTACTGCTGTAACAGTTAAAGACCACTATCCCACCTACAAAATTTTAGATGTACAAGACACCCTAGAGTTCCTTGTTGACCAAGCCGTTTCTTTTCGTCGCAGACTTTTAATTAGGCAAGGTTTACAAAGTTCCGTTGACAAACTAACTAGCAACGACCACGAAGGTGCGTTGGTTGCTATGGAGTCAACAATTACACGAGTTAATACCTCTGGTGTAACTGGAACAAATGAACTTGATTTAACAAAAGATGCTGCTGCTCGATTTGCTGAGTATCAAGCATTAGCAAGTCACACTATGTTAGGCGTTCCCACAGGCTTCGATGTCATCGACGAAGCAACTGCGGGTTTACAGGGCGGACAATTAGTTACGGTAATTGCCCCTCCAAAAACAGGAAAATCACAAATAGCACTTGCTATGGCTATCCACACACATAGCAATGGCAATGTTCCAATGTTCCAGTCATTCGAAATGACAAACCGTGAACAACAACAGCGTCACGACTATATTCGTGCCAATGTGTCTCATGCTCGTTTACGGCGAGGAAAACTCTTTGCGGATGAAGAGCAACGTTATATTGAGATGTTGCAAGACATGGACTCAATGAACGATTCCTTTCATTTAGTTGATGCGGTTAATGGTTTAACGGTTGCCTCCTTATCTGCGACCATTACCAAACTCAAACCAAGCATTGTATTTGTTGATGGTGTTTATCTCATGATGGATGAATTGACTGGCGAGATGAATACCCCTCAAGCAATTACCAACGTGACTCGTTCTTTAAAACGACTAGCACAAAGGCATGACATTCCTGTGGTTGTTACTACTCAAACCTTGTTGTGGAAAATGCGTGGAGGCAAGGTAACTGCAGACTCTATTGGTTACTCCTCTTCTTTCTTCCAAGATTCAGATGTAATTTTAGGTTTAGAGCCTGTACCTGATTATGAAGACCTGCGTAATTTAAAGATTGTGGCTAGTCGTAACTGTGCTCCAAGAGAGGTAGTACTGACATGGAACTGGGAAACAGGGTGCTTCCATGAAGAAATAAAGATGTCTAGTTGTGCAATATGTAAACGCGGAATTTTGCCGTGACCTTAGATATTCCCGCACTCCTAGCAAAACTGTACGTAGACGTTGTGAGAGAACGAGGCGATGAGATTCTTTGCCATTGCCCTTTACACGTGCAGAACACGGGCAAAGAAGATAGCAACCCTTCCTTCTGGATAAATAAAGGCACAGGGGCCAACCTATGTTTTTCATGTGGTTGGAAGGGGAGCATCTTCTCTTTAGTCGGAAACATTCGTGAGTTCTTTGATGAAGATGGCACAGTTGATTATGACCAAGTTAAAACTTGGCTTGCACATACAAACGAAATATCGGTAGAGGAGTTAAGTAAACGTTTAAAAGAGTCTAGAGATTATGTCTCTTTGCCTCCCCCAATACCGATGTCAGAAGCACGCCTTGCTTTATTTATTGAACCCCCACAATGGGCATTAGATGCAAGAGAAGTTACTGCAGAAGCCTGTCGTAAACACCAAGTGTTGTGGAAAGACACTGAATCTAAATGGATTTTGCCTTTACGAGACCCCTACACTTTTGAGTTAATGGGATGGCAAGAAAAATCTCAAAAGCCTTTATTAGAACGTTGTGATGAGACTCCAATAATGGGGTTTACAAAAAAGTTTATGAATAGACCCGCAGGTTTAAAAAAGTCTCTTACTTTCTTTGGTGTTCAGCACATGATAAAAGAACGAGTAATTCTAGTTGAGTCACCGCTAGATGTTGTAAAACTCGATAGTTTAAATATCCCAGGTGCTGTTGCAGTTCTAGGTGCGATGGTGAGTGACGCACAGGTAAAGTTACTACGCAGGTCAGAGATAATTATTTCGGCGTTTGATAATCCTGCTTTTGACCATTCTGGAAAAGAATCCTCTGCAAGCATGCTACAAATAGCCCGTAAACAAGGGTTTGAATTAAAGTTTTTTAATTATCGTAATCCAAACATTAAAGATGTTGGTGAGATGTCTGAAGAAGACATTAACTTTGGTCTTGAAAATGCCAAAGACATGATTTTTGGAGAGAAGGCTTTCTTTGTTTAAGGGGACTTTAAAGCCGTATCAGGTGGAAGCCGTAGAAGAGATGGTAGTTAAAAAACGACTTTTAGTTGCTTATGAAATGGGTCTTGGAAAGACCTGTATGACAATTGCTGCTATGGAAAGGTTGCGAGGAAAAGAGCCTGTTTTAATTATTGCTTTAGCAAGCCTTAAGTACCAATGGGCAAGTGAAATCTCTAAGTTCTCTGATGCAACCTCACTTGTTATTGACGGTTCTAAGCCAAAACGCACTTTGCAATACGCAGATGCTGGTCACTTTGACTATGTGATTACTAACTATGAATCAATTGTTAATGACTGGGAGTTATTGCGTCACTTAACTTTTAGCGGAGTTGTATGTGACGAAGCCACTGCGATAAAAGGTTTTAGGTCTAAGAGAACAAAGAAAGTAAAGGACTTATCTAACGCAGTACCTATTCGGTTTGCTTTAACTGGGACCCCAATTCAAAACGGAAAGCCAGAAGAGTTGTACAGTATTATGCAGTTTGTACAACCAGGATTACTTGGAAGATTTGATTTGTTTGACAAGACTTTTATTGTGCGTAATAACTTTGGCGGGGTACAGAGATACCGCAATCTTCCCTTACTACATGAGAAGATTAAAGAAGCGTCAGTTAGGAAGGCTCAGTCAGACCCTGATGTTGCCCCCTACCTACCCGCCACTATCCATTTAGACCCTATCAAGGTCAAACTAAACAGCAAGACTAGAGATGTCTATGAAAAAATTGCCATGGATTTATCTAA